AGTTATTCAAACTGCTACCTTCTTCGCCAGCTTTATTGGCATTCTGAAGGGGATTGTGTTTGTTACTCAAGCATGGACTGCGGCAACGACGGCATTAGCCAATGCTAAGAAAGTGGCTGCTGTTGCCGCAGCCGCTTTGCAGGCAATCTTAAATCCTGCTTCGCTTGTCAAAATTGGTATTGCCATTGCCGGAGCGGCGGCCGCTTCTTTGGCACTTGGTGCTGCGATGGACGCAGCCGCCAATGAAACGACTAAAGTTAAAGACGAAAGCAAAGGTTTGACTGGTGAGATTGATCAGATTCTCAATAAGTATTCATCTGTACCACCTCAAATTGAAAGTGCCAAAGATAATCAAGAAGCCTTAAAAGAGGAAACAAAAGCCTATAAAGAAGAAGTTGATCGCGTAAAAGCTGCTTACGAACAACTGACTACTGCTCAAGATCAAGGGCTAAACGCTATTGAAAATAGCCTGAAGATTGCTCAGGCACGCGCTCAAGCTGAACAAGCTGTCAATAATGCTATCAAGGAGCAACTGCAAACTCAGCTTGAACAAGCAAAGACTCAGCAAGAACGCGAGGCTATTGCACAGCGCATTTATCAGGTAGAGGTTGCCAATGCTGAGTCTGTACTTGCGCTAACCAAGCTGCAGATTCAAACAGAGATTGATCGCGCACAGATCGCCGCAGACACTCAGGCACTTCTGTATGAGTCCCTGCAGGTTGAGCTGGCGATTGCACGCGCTAGACAGCAGAACACAACAGAGCTTGAGCGTGCGCTTGTCAAGCAGCAGTCTGCACTGCAGATCGCTTTCCGGAATGTGCAGGCTGTGGAGAAGATCGCAGTATTCCAACGCCAGCAAGCCGAGGCAACATTCGACAGTCAAATTAGTGCAGCCAAGCTTGCATATCAGCAAAACATCACAGCTAAGGAGACCGCCAAGGCTGCCGCATCTGCTGACTCCTTAGCGAACGGCATGGAACGCGCAGGCGCTGCGGCAGAGAAGACGGCACAGGCAGTTAACAAAATCGTCAAGCTTGGCTCGAAATCACAAGGCGCTCCGTTTGCAGCAATGGGTGGCGCTGGAGCGATTGAAGATCCAGCGTTGCAAAAACAAGCAACTAAGATTTTTGAAGGGGCTCAAAAGTTTGCTGCCGGCAAAGACTTCCGCATTCAACAGGATATTTTCCAGCGTGCCCGCGATCAGATTGCACAGCTGGCGCTGCGTGACTATGCAGCAAGGGCAAAAGCCGCGATGCTGACGACAACTCCAGCCATTGCGCCTGCCGCTTCGCCAGCACCGGCTAGTAGCCAGCCAACTGTAAGCGGTTTGTCCATGCAGCCTGGAGGCGGTCCCGGCACTGCTGCAGTGGATCGAGCACCATCTACGATCAATCTCCAGACCGGACCTGTGCTCCAGCAAGAAAACGGCGAGAAATACGTCCGCCTTGGCGATCTGGAGAACATCCTGCAAGACTTCGCTGCTACGGTGTTTAACAACGCACGTAGCACAGGCGGTCGCCGCTTCCAGGGTGTGAACTAATGGCAAACCGCGCCCAATCCCAATACCTGCGTCTATTCGACGAATCCACCACCTATTACAGGTGGCAGAACTTCTACTTCAATCAAACGGTCACCTGGGAAGCGGCCTCGTGGAACTACCATCCGTTTGTGCTGAACGCGATGGTGGGCACTGCGACGCAGGCTGAGGCTGGCATCACCGTCACAATTCCCGCAACATACACCGCCGTCAACGCACTGCAGCAAGCCCTCGACAAGAACTGGCTGTGCGAGCTGAAGATGTACGAGTTCGACAGCCGCCTCTCGCAGGCAGTTCCGCAGTCCGGGCAGCTGCTGATTGGTACGTTTATCGGTGAGGTCGTTGGTATCGGCGGCTCGTTTACCGAGCTGGATGCGAGCATCGGCTCTAGCCTTGCACCAGTTGGAGCGCAGGTGCCGCCGCGTTCGTTTAGCTCACGCCTGGTCGGCAATCCAATCAAGCTATGAAACTCCGCATCAGCGATCCACTGCAGCTTCTGCCGTACCAGACGGGTCTACTGAAGCCGCCGCTCGACAAAAAGGCAGCAGAAGGCAATAGCGCCAGTAACCTCGACACCCAGCAGAAGGCGATTGAACTGGGGCAACCTGTGCCGATTGTGTTCGGCAAGTACGTCGACGAAGCTGGTACAGAAGAAGACCACGGCGGCGTATTCATCAGCCCAGGAGCAACGAAAGCCCGCTACGAAAACGGCTTTTCCATTGACGGAACATCATATCCAACTGGCTTGCAAGTCACCATGAACATGGTGCTTAGCCAAGGCGAACTAGGACAGATCCAAGTCCAGGATGTTTACCAACGCGCCTGCAAAAAGGGTACTGCTGTTGTCTATTACGGCGCCAATGCTGGTGCGCTGTATGCACCGGGAAATTACGTTACCTACCCAGCGTTGTGGACGTGCCCGAACTACTGCGGCACCAACGACGGCACCTACGAGGACATGACAACCCTCTGGTATCGGAACACCTACTTTGAGGGTGACGATACCTGGAACCGCCAAGTCCACGTCTTCGTGCGTAACGGCATCAAGGTTCCGCGTCTAATTGAGGGCACCACCGATTCCAGTAACAACATGCTGGATCTGGCGATCTATCTGATCCGCGAGACAAGTCGCGTCCCAGAGCTGCTGATCGACACAACGGCGATGACGCTCGCCGCTAACTTCACGGCTACCAACAAGTTCTACTGGGACGGCGTAATTGCAGACTCCAGCAACCTCGAAGACTGGATGCAACGGATGGCGGGATTCTTTCTGCTGCGCGTCAGCGACAAGAACGGCAAGAAGGGATTCCGCCCGCGCCTGCCAATCAACGCCAACTACACCATTAACACTGGCGTCATCAGCTGGGTCTATGGATTCACAGAAGAGCACCTGCTGCCTGATGGGTTTCAGATCGAGTACATCCCGCTGACTGAGCGAAAGCCGATTTGCGCTCAGATGATCTGGCGCCAGCAGCCACCAAACGACATCGGCTTCATCCGCACCACTGAGGTCCGCATTGACGGCGAAGCGGTGGATGGACCCTACGAGCAGTTCGACATGAGTCAGTTCTGCACCTGGGAAGATCACGCAGTCAAAGTTGGTGCGTATGAAGTCGCCCGACGCAAGTACGTCACCCACTCGCTTCGCATCAAGGTCAAGCCCGATTCGTTCAACACAACGCTGGTGCTAGGCGACATTGTGCGCGTGCAGTTGCGCCGTGAAACAGATCCGGGCCTTGTCACCTTCCACGACTACTTGTATGAAGTCGAAAAGATCAACAAGACCATCTCTGGCGTGGTCGAACTGGATTTGATGCACTTCCCGATTGATTCGCAGGGCCGCAGCATCCTTGCGTTGTATGTCGCTGGCGCAGAAGGCACAGGGTATCTGTACGACGTGGGACGAAACGATTACGCCTGCGACGATCCTGACAACGAAGGTAATGATGATCCACTGCCTACAAATGTTGGCGAGAACAATCCTGATGAGCCCGACACCGACGTCGATCTACCGAATCCCGGCGTAGACAACGGCACTGGCACCGGACTGCCTACAGATCGCCCGGTCTTCCCCGGTGGCGCGCCTACCACGAACTACCCACCTAGCGGCAGTCCAACAGGCAACAACCCTAGCGACCCATTTGAGGAAGATAACCCAGTTGGCCCTACTCTTACCGGCAACCCTCAAAATGTTGGCTCCGAGTTAACGGCAAATAACGTTTGCCCTGGCGCCTATGTTGAGTGGTATCGATGCCCGACTGGCAACAACAACAACGCATCAACTGTCGCCGATCAATGCACCCTGGTTACAGGTGGCGTAGAAGAGCTTAACTATACAATAAGTGATCAAGACGGCGGGCATCACATTACCGCTATTGGCAGGTGTCCAGATCCAGGTTCCCCTAGCGGCTATGGCGAGCCGTTTGTAATAGGCTTCCTTGATGCTGGCCCTTCGTGGACAATCGTTCCAGGCAGTGCGCTTTTGTACATCACAGCTAACGCGGTCACAGAACTAACACCTCAGGTAACTTGCTCCAATGGGACAATCACGCCTGGATATAGTTCTACTCAGGCGGTCAGCGTTGGCCCATATCTTGGCCGTAGGATTGTCCAATATAGAATCGTATACAGAGATGCGCCAGTGAAAACGATTGTCTGCGGAGGAAACGCACCATATGTTTTCGACATTTATGTTCAATATCAGTACGCCGCCCCAGCCGAGGGATTCGACGGCCAAGGATTATTCGCCGGGATGGTTCAGCCGTTCCCGTTTAATAGCAATTCTGCATATACAATCACCTACACCCTTGAAGATCTAGACATTGATCTTGTCTCCTAATGGCCACCTTCCCTGCGCTAAACCCGAGCGCCCGGACCTTTATCCCAGGTCAGAAGGCTGCAACGCCGATTGGCACGCTCGACGGCGACGAACTCAGTGTGCTCCACACCAACGCATCCACCGCTTACACCCTGCGCCTTACTTTCACCGGTCTATCAACGACGAACCACTACGCCATCGTCAGCCACTACATGAATCACGGCAACTTCTCGCCGTTCGATCTTGACGCGGCCACTACATTGCTCGGCTCTAGCATCACAATCCCGACAAACTATCTCTGGACCTACGTTTCTGCGCCACAGACTGATTACAGCCCAGGCGTTGTCACGACTACCGTGGAGCTAGAGGCCACCCCTCAGTGGGCTAGCACTCCCGGCTATATCTTCTAACGATGGCTGACTATCCCGCGCTAATCCCCAACTCGATCAGCTTCGACCTGGGGCAGTTGAACGTCAGCGAGACGGCGACGCAGGATCGCGTACCAGTCCGCTTCCGCCACAGCCAGCGCGTCAGCGGTCATACACTGAATATCAACTACGTCGGACTGTCACAAGCACAAATCGACAGCCTCCGCAGCCATTTTTACGAGCAGTCCGGCACCCACGGCTACTTCGGTGTTCCCGCGTCCATCTGGGGCGGTCTGACTGCGGTAGACACCAACGCCCTGTATCGCTACGCCGCACCGCCGCAGGAAGACCATCAAGGGTTGTACTACAACGCAACCGTGCAACTGCGCGCTCCCCTTGGCGCAATTCTGCTATACATCCTCAACGGCGGTGGGGCAACGACGCCGGCTACGACTGCTTTTACGTCATTTGCGTTTAGTGGCTATGCCCCATTTATCCTTAATGGGGAGGACGCAACTCCTACTCCAACCCTTTACTTAAACGGCGGCGGCGCAGGCCAATGACGACTCCCACAACAGTTCAGGTCAAATTCCAACTGCGTGGTGATACCGCCGCCAACTGGGCATCCGTCAACCCGGTTCTGCTGAACAACGAGCTGGGACTGGAGACTGACACCAAAAAGCTGAAGGTAGGCAATGGCAGCACTGCTTGGAACAGCCTCGCTTACTTCCCGTCCATCGTCACCGGCGGCACGGTACTCGGGAACCTGGAGATCGGCACCACGGGCACGCTGACCTTTGAAGGCAGCACCGCTGATGGTTTTGAAACGACGCTGGCAGTCACTGATCCCACTGCTGACCGAACGATCACGCTGCCCAATGTGAGCGGCACTGTCGTGACAACCGGCGACACCGGCAGCGTTACCAGCACAATGCTGGCTGATGGCACCATCGTTGATGGTGACGTGAACGCCAGTGCCGCCATCGCAGGTACCAAGATCAGCCCGAACTTTGGCAGTCAGACTATTCAAACCACTGGTATCTTCAGCCACGCATTAGGTACTGATGGCGCACCCACAATTACATTTACTGGCGACGCCAACACAGGCATCTACTCCCCCGGCGCAGACCAAGTAGCCATCTCGACTAATGGCACGCAGCGTATTTTGATTGAAGATGATGGTGACATAAATATCAATAGTGGGTCATTTTTCTTCGATAACGGATTCAACCGTTTGGGCATCGGTACGGCAACACCTGCCTATGAGCTAGAGGTTACATCTACAGGTGAAGCCGACATTCAGATTGACTCTGCCAGCACTTATGACGCGGCGCTTCGTTTTGCGGAGAACGGCACTAACGCCTTTACCATTTATCACGACGCATCAGACTCTGCCCTGGCAATTTACGACAACCAAAATACAACTGAGCGCCTCCGCATCACATCGGACGGGAAACTAGGTCTGGGGACTAGTAGCCCTGCACCAGCAATCGGAAATGGAACAACATTGCATTTGTATGGCGCGTCAACTACCAGTGAACTGCGGCTTCAACGAGGTAATGGTACTGACCTTAGCCTTTTTGCCGGATCAGCCACAGGCGGGGCGGCAATTAGTTTAAATAATAAGTTTTCTATATCCACTGACTCTAATTCCACTCAAGCGTTTACTGTTGACACCTCAGGCCGAGTGGGGATTGGCGTTACAAGCCCTGCCACAACTCTGGATGTCAATGGCGACGTAACCATCGCCGACAAGATTATCCACGGCGGCGACACTAATACTGCAATTCGATTCCCCGCTGCGGATACTGTTTCGGTTGAGACTGCTGGCAGTGAACGCGCCCGAATCGACAGCTCCGGCAGGTTGTTAGTTGGCACGTCCTCAGACTCTGGTGGCGCACTCCTGCAGGTAAACGGCAATCGAGTTAGAGTTGCCACGGCAAAAACACCTGCATCGGCATCTGATACTGGTACAACCGGAGAGATCTGTTGGGATGCCAATTACGTTT